ACACTATTGGCACAGGCATGGTAGGTGCACCTGCCTGCGGCGATGTAATGAAACTACAGATAAAGGTTGACCATGATACAGGTATTATTACAGATGCGAAATTTAAAACATATGGCTGCGGATCGGCTATTGCGAGCTCGAGTCTCGTTACAGAATGGGTCAAAGGCATGCACATCGACCAAGCCGGCACACTCAAAAACTCCGAAATCGCCGAAGAACTAGCCCTACCCCCAGTTAAGATACATTGTTCAATTCTAGCTGAAGATGCGATCAAAGCGGCAGTAGATGATTATAGGAAAAAACATGCTTGATCTTGAAGTTACCGAAAGTTGTATAACCAAGGTTAAAGACCTTATACTTGAAGAAAACAATCCGAATCTTAAACTTCGAGTATTTGTTCAAGGTGGCGGCTGTAGCGGATTCCAATACGGATTTACATTTGAAGAAGATTCTAACGATGATGATTTTGATTTGGTAAAAGACGGAGTTACTTTTCTTATAGATTCTATGAGTTACCAATATTTGGCAGGAGCCAAAATAGATTACAAAGAAAGCCTTATGGGTAGTAATTTCACAATAGGTAATCCAAATGCAGAAACTACATGTGGTTGTGGAAGTAGTTTTTCGGTGTAATTGTAGTTGACAATCCTGGTAAAAATTGCTATAATAATAGCATGTTCAACTTAATGTCACGTTAACATGCAAGCCCTGAAGGAAACTACAGGTGGTCTATTTCCACCGCATATCTATCTTTTGGACGGTACAAGCCTTGTGGCTTATGTACAACAACACACTACCAAGCCCTTTTATTTTAAAAAACCTATTAAAGGATTTGACAAACGCGGTCGAAAGTTTGTTGAAGTTACCCCTAACCCTTTTAAAACTAAAGTAGTATCCAATACTATTACAGTACAGGGCAGTAAAGGCCAAACTTATTCAGTAGATCCAGATGCCAAGACTTGTACTTGCCCTGGATTTACTTTCCGTGGTAGTTGTAAACATTTGGAGTTGGTATGAGTAATTGTGATAGCATTATCCGCACACTAGAAGATCATCCTAGCCGCCTTAATAAGGAAGCTATAATTGAAGCCGAAGCAGGCAATACAGAATTGTTTGAAGGTTTTGAACTGGCCTTAAGTCCTTATATTACATTTGGTGTTAAAAAAGTACCAACACATGTAGGACCAGACGGCCAAGGCCTTCCCTGGGACGCATTTAAAGAGCTTTGTAATCTGTTGGCAACACGCCAGCTTACAGGCGACGATGCTCGAACTGCAATTGAGTTAGCATTAAGCGCCAGCACAAATAAACAATGGAACGATTGGTATCGACGTATTCTTATTAAAGACTTACGTTGTGGTGTAAGTGAAAAGACTGTGAATAAAGTAAAGAAAAATGCAGTTCCGGTATTTGAATGTATGCTAGCGCATGACGGAGCAAATCATGAAAAGAAAATCAACGGTATACGACTCCTTGAGCCAAAGTTGGACGGGGTACGATGCATCACCGTTGTTAGCTATGAAGCTCGAACCGTTGTCCAATATACAAGAAATGGCAAAGTGCTGGAAAACTTTAGCCACATTACAGACGGCCTTCTGGCTAACATCGATCTTATTGGTCGATCGTTTGTTCTTGACGGAGAAGTAGTCAGTGACAGCTTCCAAGCGTTAATGAAACAAGTACATCGTAAAGATGATGTTAAATCTAGTGATGCCCGGTTGATGTTGTTTGACATTATTCCGTTAAGTGAGTTTAAAAAAGGTAAAAGTGTTCTTGGACAAAAGCGCCGTAGTGCAATGCTACAGGCATTGAATCCTACGTTTAAAAAATGTGGAAGTATTGATATCATTCCCCAAGTTGAAGTTGATCTAGACAGTTATGTTGGCGAACTCCAATTTAAAGAGTTTAACAAGCAGGCAATTGAAGACGGGTACGAAGGCATTATGATTAAAGTACCCGACGCAATTTACGAATGCAAACGTAGTGCTAGTTGGCTTAAGATCAAACCATTTATTGAAGTAAGTCTTACTGTAACCGCAGTTGAAGAAGGTACTGGTAAAAATGAAGGTCGAATGGGTGCAATCATCTGTGAAGGTGTAGACGATGGCAAAACTATCGCTGTCAATGTTGGATCAGGATTTACTGACGACCAACGTACTGAGTTCTGGACAGATAAAGAAGTATTGGTGGGTCAAATTGTTGAAGTCCGCGCAGATGCGGCGACTAGGAGTCAAGATAGCGAAGATGTTTGGTCATTACGTTTCCCCCGTTTTCTCCGATTCCGCGGTTTCAAAGCAGGTGAAAAGCTATAATATGCATAAACACGCAGTAAAAGATGTAATGTTTGGCGGCCTTATAGAGTTAATGCGTAATCGTAGGTATTACCACTTGAGTTCAGTTGGTGTTAACTACTGTCATTGGACAGATGAAGGCAAAGAGGCACTCCAAGAATATATAGGTATAATAAGTCATATGCTCTGGGAAGCTGAAGAAGCTGATTTAAAAACACGTTCGAAAGAACTAATAATGCAAGGTTTGAAAGGAGAAAAAATTTAACCGTGGCTAAAGAAGAACAAATTCAGATGGAGGGTTTCGTTGAAGAAGTATTACCCAACGCAATGTTTAGGGTACGTATTGCAGAAAACCATCAGATAACCGCAGTAATATCAGGCAAAATGCGCCAGCATAGAATTCAAATCCTGCAAGGGGATAGAGTAAAGGTTGAGTTAAGTCCTTATGATCTTACCAAAGGTCGAGTAGTATATAGAGAGAGATAAAAAAAGGTAGCAAACGCTACCTTTAACCTATTCAACACCCAAATACGCCTTCCAGCTGTTATGTGCAACATCAAACGGCATTTTCTTGCGTCTTTCTACTAATTGAAAGTAGTTTGGTTTTTGTGGTTTAAATTTTGGAACTATCTTTTTGTTGTTACCCTTACGAGCGTTACAATCTGCACAGGCACAGCAGGTGTTTTCAAAGGTAGTCTTACCACCATGCGATGTTGGTACAACGTGATCTAATGTAGCAGTTTTACGACTAACATCGTCACCGCAATATTGACATGAGTATCCATCACGAAGAAAGACGTTTGCCTTGCTGAAACGAATACCTGACTTCTTTTTCATGTACTCACGTAACATGATGACTGCCGGAACTTGGGTTTCCCAAGTTGCGCTGTGAACAATCCAATCTTCGTGCCATTCAAGAACAACTGCCTTGTCTAAAACCATATACTTAATGGCTTCTTCCCAAGGAATTACGCTCAAAGGTAACATAGAAACTGGTGTTCCGTCTGTGTTTAATACTAGTGTAGATCCCATAATTCAATATTTAGTGTGTGGTTATTTCATAACACAGTATAACATGATTTAACCGAAAGGTCAAGCTGTATCTCGAATAAATAGCTTATAATTGGGACAACAATATGGCTACTTCATCTGTAATATATCTTATTAACACTGGTACTTCTGCAAATTCCGGAGATGGGGACAGTCTACGTACTGCATTTAATAAAGTTAATCGGAATTTTTTAGAACTAGAATCATCTTTTGTAGCAGGCGGTGTGGCCAGTTTTAACAGTCAAACAGGTATTGTTACATTTACCTCAACTGATATTATAGGTTTATTGGGATTTACCCCATACAGTGCATCTAATCCTGCAAACTATGTTACCCAAGCTACATTTGCCGGATTAGCTACAGAACAATGGGTACTTGATAAGAGTTATGTAAACACTACTACTTTTTATTCTTTAGTTGGTAGTTTTGTTACAACCACTACTTTCAACACTTATGTAACAGGGTTAGCTACAGAACAATGGGTGCTTGATAAAGGTTACGTTACTACGTTAGCTCTTTCAAACGCATTATCTGCAACACTCGGAAGTTATATTACTACCTATGACCTACTTAATGGCGGATATATTACAACTAGTACAATCCAAACATTATTTGATGAACGGTTCGCTAGTCTTACAGATATAATTCCTGGTGTTAACAATACATATGATTTAGGAGCACCAAATAGGAGATGGCAAGACGTTTATGTAGCTAACACACTTAATATTAACGGTGTTATCCTTGAGGCTAATACAGTTACAGGTAAACTTTCTATCAATGGCGGTCAAGGGCTTACCGCAGATTTTGCGTTTGCAACTGACAGTATTACAAATCCAAGAACTTTTACCATGTATGCATCGACTTTTACAAAAGCGGCATATGTTTCTATTCCAACAGATACTTCTCCGACAACAACAGAAAGAGAATTACGGATTGTCAATACAGCAACACAGGGGATATTGATACAGGGAAATCAGTCAAGTATCGCAATAGGAAAAAGTGCCGACAGAATGGGAACTAAATTTACTGGAGTAATTGATTTACCAGTTGTTTTGCAGGGTCAAGTTTATACTACTGGAAACCCAACAGGAGTTGGTACTGATAGACTGCTAATATTAGCCAGTACAAATTATGTTACTAATCCGATAGTACCTCCAGAAACAC